ATAAGGACCAGTGGCAGCCCTCCACGGTAGTCGCAAGACACCCCCTCACCCATAGCCCACACACTCTCTCAGAGCAAGCCTCTCGACCGCCCCTACCCTGTTGGGGCCAACGCGCCAGCAAACCAAGGGGCCCTGAAACACAAGGGTTTTCAAACTGCTGTCGGCAGTTCCCTGTTGGCGGTAAGCCGTTTCTTACACTCTCAAACGTGCGCGTCGCGTGGGTGTGCTAGGTAACACCGTATGGGATCACCGGGGTAGCCAACCAGCTACCTAGGAACCGTTGGGAATTTCGAACCAATCCTCCAGAATGCCAGGCCTAACAGTCCACAGATCCCGGACAGTGCCGTACTCCTCACAAAGAGAAGCATGTCCAAGAACGGGATCAAGTGTTGACTCTAGAAGAGCTTGATCCCGCGGGGAAAACCCAAAGGCTTTCTCGAAACTGCGCCTACATTCAGGGGTTGGCAACCGTGCTACGCTCTGGTCACAATCCAATTTCGCACCGATTACGACGTAATCGCGGTATGCCTCGTCAGACAACCTGGATAGATGTCCATAGCGGTTGAGAACGTTGACGAACACTTGCTGCACGATGGGCAAGCCCACAGCAAGCGACAGCTCACATCTTGCGACGCCGGAACACCAGCGAAGACCCCCCTTCTCCTCTCCCAGCCAACGGTAGGAAGAGAAACAAGTTGACAAAACCTTGCGGGGGTCACGGCACATGGTCCAACCCAAACCATGGCCGAGAAAGACGGGAGCTGACTGTCCAAAACGGACATCCTCCAACGTGATGGCAGGTGCTTCTAACGTACACTCATGCCCAGATTCAAAAAGAACTCGATCGTAGAAATCTGCACGTACTAGGTCATAGTGGTCGGCTGAAACAAACACCAAAGCGTTGTCCCCATCAGCCAACACGTCCCAACTGAACCCCCGGTTGCCGAGCGCGGACCAAACAGCAGCCAACATGATCAAGGTATTACCCATGCCGGTGTTGTAATCGCCACTCGCACGACCACCTGACCTATCAAATTTCCAACCGCAAGCAGTCCTACCACTCAAACGGAGCTGGTATTTCAGCAACTCTTGTAACCTAGGATCACCTCTGCCAGCAATCCTGTAAATTGAGTGCTCCTCTCGAATCTGTGCCTGATCGACGTGGGCTTCGAAAGCCTTACCATCAACCTCAAACACTACGCACCGTTCTATCTGCTCCATCTTCCGCCGGATCAGGTTAGCCCTCCGGCGGGGATTGAGTCCCTTAGCG